GAAGGACCAAAAGCGCAACCAGTCGCATACAAAGACCTTTTAGTGACATACCTGGAAGAGTTGGGGATTAGTCTAGAATCGTGGGAGGGTCTCAAAGGAAATCCAATCTCGGAACTGTATAGCAAATTTATCTTTGTATATAAGAGATGATGATACTGATTCTTTTATTAATCGTCGCCTTGGTACTCGTGTACACCAGGGAACCGAGTGAACTCGTAGAGGTGAAGGAAAAGTACACGGTTCTCAGGAACCACCTTCGGGACACGGACAACCAGAAGTATCACATGCTACATAAGTGTATTCCCATCACCGGTATGAAACGAATGAATGGGTCGGTGGGTTCCAACACAAACAAAGGAGGAGAAATTGTCGTGTGCCTCGACGGGAAGCCAAATGAGATTTTTCATGTGCTCATACACGAGTTGGCCCATTGTACCGTGAGTGAATACGAACACTCTCAACAGTTTTGGGAAAATTACCTCGAACTTCGAAACATGTGTATCGAGTTGGGTATCTACGAACAGATTCCACAAAAGACGGAGTTCTGTGGTCAGCACATTCAGGATAAATAATCTCAGTCTAGTTTAAATGAAGACACCGGTAAACATTTTGATCACGGCCATCGCGTACTGGATAGCCCTGTATGCCGTGACCCTCGTGCCACTCATCTCCAAAAGTTACCACCTTAACCTCATATGGTTCACTGTCGTTATACCCAACGTCATCCGTTTCGCCATCGGTAACATCCCACGACTCGCCGTGGACCGGATATTTTTCCTCTCTGCGACCTTCATCGCGTTAGTTATCACCTTCCTCATTAACCAAGTTTCGTCTGAGACGAAGAAGGCTATGACTGACCCTAAAGCCGACGTTAACAAGAAACTTAAATTGAGTGCCTTGTTAGCGGGAACATTCGCTATGGGTGCTCTCGGTACGTATTATTCTGGAATTGATAATTCCATCTACAGTAATATGGGATGGGAAAGGCCCGTTTAAGGCTTGATGACGTAATCCTTCATGAGATAGAAGACGATCGCCGCGACCACACCGGTGGAAGCAAGACCAACCATACTCCTACCCCCTTGCTCGTTAAGGAACTTGGGGATAGAAGTCGCTAACTTGTCCTGGACAGGCTTGCTGACGGCGAGCGCGGTGCACGCCGCGACAAGAAGAGCGGTCATCTGCTCGTCGGTGAGGTTCATGGGGTTCTTACTGGCGGGCTTCTCAGCCTGACCGTTGGGGCTAGGGTAAGCACCTTGGGGGTCGGGAGCGGCCATCTGCATGCTCTGCATCTTGGGCTGATCAGTCATCATCGGGGGGTCCATCATGATATCGTTAATGGGAGTAGAATCCATCGTCTCTTTATTTTGACTCACATTTTTTTCAGGTGGAATAAAAGCAGTCGATTGATTCTGACTAATGGGAACCATTCCCTCTCCATCGTCCGAGAGGTTCATGGTAAACACTTGTTCTGAAGCCATTTAATATAGCCATATGTTTTAGAATAATTCGAGAGACGCACCTATTTTGTCTTGGTTATCTTGAGATTTGTCTTTTTCGTAGCCTTCTTGGCATCATCCTCTCTCTGTTGTTGATGTTTGGGATTATACATCTTCTGGTGTAACCTCCACAAGTCCGGACCACCCACTCTGAAATTCTTCCTGAGTGTCGCTTTGTACCAAAACACACAATCCTGAATCTTGTTAGACTTGACCGTATTGTCTAACACGAGGCACTCGTAGTTTTCCGTACAAGCATCCATCACCTTACAGAACATATCGAAAGAGGGAAAAATACCGAAGAATGATTTGTAGAGCTTTTCTCTATTTTGTATGATGTTCTCCCTGAGAATGAACACGTAATCCACGTTAGCACGAAGAGCTGGGGGTAGATCCATCACATATTGCATCGTCAACATAAAGAATATCTTCCAGTGTCTACCATTCATAAAGCACTGACGTATACAGGTATCTTTAAGGAATTTTGAGTCATACATACAGTCATCCAAAAGCATGAAAGCTCCACAATTATTTTTACCCGCACCCACCAACTTTCGTTGCCTGGCCATCACACGTTCTATGGCATCTCGGTCGTAGTCGCCATATACGAACAGGTCTGGAATAAAGTTTGAATAGAAATGATTACCCTCTTCTGTACCTGACAGTACTATACCCGCTGGTAAATGCTTCTTGTAGTACATGATGTCCTTGACCAACGTCGACTTACCCGTGTTTCGCTTTCCTATAAACACACATACCCGATCATCACTCATCGTCTCGGGTTTGAATTTTCTCAACTGAAGATTCATTCTATTGTAGTGTTTCGTTTTATTTACCAAAATTTTACTCATATACAGTAGGAATGGCTGGTCGACTGAGACTCGCCGCCACTGGAGTCCAAGACGAATGGCTCACAGGTGAACCACAGTTTTCTTACTTCCTGGCGAATTTCAAACGACATTCTAAATTCGCATTTGACTACGTAGAGAGCCAGTTCGACGGTGACATAGATTTTGATAAGAGTATCATTTGTAAAATACCTGGAGACAAGGGTGACCTCGTGAGGAACATGACCCTGAAGATTACTTTGAGTGACCCCAAACCCGATGATGGCGACGAGAACGATATGGTGTGGTCACCTTCGGTGATTACGCACATGATAGAGTACGCGGAGCTCCTGATTGGAGGACAACCCATCCAGCGTCTTACAGGGGAATACATCTACATGCATCAACAGTTACACAACACGAATGATGACATAGAACAGACCCTCTATTTCCTGAATGGACACGGCAACTTCCTGAGCTACGCCGACCCCTACACGTATTTCCTGGATCTTCCCTTTTACTTTTACAGGAATCCATCTTTAGCTATACCCACGTGTGCCCTTACGAAGCAAGTTGTTGAGGTGCGAATCAAGCTCAAACCTTTGATAGATGTGGTACGAAACATCAGTGCTACCGATCCCGCTGATAACTTTCTCGACGCGAACGCCTCGATTAAGAAGTTTTCACTCGATAATGAGTTTGTGTATTTGACCGAAGAAGAACGAAGCTTTCTCATGACCAGACCACTCGATTACGTCATCACACAGGTTCAGATGTCTAAATTCGTCATGAAACCGGGTGAAAACAAAAAGAGTGTGATGCTCAACTTTCGACACCCGGTCAGAGAACTCTTTTTCGTCTCTCAAAACGAATTGGCGTACCTTTTGAACATGTCCAACTATTACAACAGTATAGTGAACGCCGAATTACGTTTTAATAATGAAGTGGTATTTAACCGGGACGGTCTTTTCCTGGAGTACGAACAGGCGCTCAAGCACCATGTTAACGTTCCTTCTTTCGAGACGAGAACGACACAGACTTTCAACGGTACGAATCCCATCTTGGGACCTTCTAAGTTTGGAACGTACTCATTCGCTATGAAACCAGAGTTACCTCACCCCACTGGTCAGGTTAACATGAGTCGTATTTCTCACAAGCTCTTCACCATTGAGATTTCTCCTATAAATTCCGTGTATGAAAACACGACACGTATCTACGCTGTAAACTACAACGTCTTACACATTGCAAGTGGTTTAGCAGGATTAAAATTTTAGGTAGTTATAGTAGTAATGGCTGGACAGATTCAGCTCATGACGATGGGTCCTCAAGAGAGGTTTTTTACGTTGGACCCAGACTACAGTCATTTCATAGAGTCGTTCAAAAAACATTCGAACTTCTCGAGACAATACGTAGACATAGATCCGGAAAATGTTGCAGACTTTGGAAAAAAGGCTAAGTTTAAGATTCCCCAGAATCAGGGAGATATTCTCAAAACGATCAGTGTTCGGTGTACACTACCCGAAATTATCCAAACGAGTACGACCATGTACATAGAATCTGTGGGCCACGCACTCATCGAATACGTGGAACTCATCATAGGCGGTAAGGTTGTTCAGCGTCTCACGAGTGATTATCTTCAGATTTACTCGGAACACAACGTCACACAGACGAAGCAGAAGGCCCTCGATAGGCTCATTGGTAAATACCCACTTCGAACCGCCGATAAAAAGGTGGGTGAAGTGACGTCTGGGGGTGGGGGTAACACAGGTATCGTCATTCACAATACCCTCGGTCTATCTACCGACGAAAACTTCTTCATCGACATACCCTTCTACTTTCATGACCACCCGGAGCTCGCCATACCCTTGTGTGCGATCACGAATCAAGAAGTAGAGGTGGAAATTAAACTGAGAGATGCCCAAGACCTCGTGATTAAGGGTGATGGCACGTATATCACTTTACAGGAGACGCTCAAGATTAAAGAGTTTAAACTGTGCGCGGAAGTTGTTTTTATCGACTGTGAAGAACGGATTAAACTTCAAAAAACAAAGAGAGACTATCTCATCTCACAGGTCCAGCAAAACGTCTTTGACGTAGAGGCGGGTGTCAATGAGGGGAAGTTTAAACTTGATTTTACAAACCCGGTCAAAGAACTCTATTTTGTCATACAGCGTCAAGGAACGACAGGAGACGGTGTGTCTCAGGGCAACTTCGTGACCATTTTCGATTACGATAACACGGCGGACGTTCAAAACGGTAAATTCATACTCTATGAAAACCTAGACTACCTCACCCTCACTTTGGACGGTCAAGAAATCATCACACAGGATACCGGAAACGTCATATTTTTGAAAGCGGTACAGGCGGCGATACACCACTCAAAGACGCAACTCATTCGACGCTTCTATTCATACAGTTTCGCTCTCCAGCCCGAAGAGTGGTATCCCACGGGACAAGTCAACTTTAGTTTAGTGAAAGAGCAACTTTTAAACCTAAGTCTCACAGATTGTCCTGATTTTAACAGACAAGTTCGGGTCTACGCCGTCAACTATAACATTCTCCGTGTGAGTGAGGGAATTGCACAAACTCTTTTTGACTCCAAACAATAAAGATGAACATGCAGACTGGATTTGGAGATGGAGGGAATGCCATGGTCAACCAATATATTGAAACCATGACAAACATCCTCGTTCCCGTTTTGGAAAAGAGTACACTTTTGGCTGTCGAATATTCAAAGGCTTGTGGAAGGGATACTCTGCTTCCAGAAGACATGGAATATGCGATGAAGTACTGTGCAATGTACCGTGTCGGTGAAAACATCGGCTCTATGTTTCCCGATATGTATGAAGAGGGAGACGAAGTTGAGGATGAAGAGATGCCTACCGTCGACCCTGAAGATTGTCCTCCATTCGAGAGGTACACGGGTGACGATACCGTATTTCTTCAGATGAATGAAGCCTACGATCGTTGGGACTCCTGGAAACCCCAGAATCCGACAGAAGAGATGTTAAAAAATGCTATTAATAGTAATGAACATCTCAGAGCCTGAACCATGGAATCTTTCGGATACCAAGTTCAAGGTAAG